CCAGCGTGTTGGCGTTAGACGATGCGGACTGTGTGGCAGGAAAAGCAACTCCTACCCCGCTGGCGGAAGTATCACCACCTTGCAAAATTAAAGCGCCATTGGTGTTTAGTGTTAACGCCTGCGTGAACGAGATGGTGTTGCCTGCGGTGCCGGAGGGGGCGTTGTACCAAGCGTGTACGCCATTTAACTGCTCGTATCTTGAAGCAAAGTTGGTGTAAATGTATTTCCAACCAGAATTAAAATACGCATTGGCGGTGTAATAAACCTCGCACCCTGCTTGGCTGCTAATGCCACCAGAAAAGTTTTGAATCGTCTTATAGTTTCCGCCCCACGCACTCGGCGTGACGCCCAAGCCGAGGTTGCCGGAGGTGTCAATAACCATTCTGTCCGTCGGGCCAGAACCATCGCGGAAATAATGCGTGTTAGCGTCGTAATAGTTTACCGATGTGCCGTTATAGCCGATCCGCAACTGAGCAAGCGTAGAACTTGCCCCGCTGACAACGTGCAGTTTTGAGTCAGGCGAACTCGTCCCGATGCCGAGGTTGCCGGAGGAGTCGAGGCGCATACGCTCAACGATGTCGCTCGCAGAGTCAGATGTACCGAACTGCAAGTAACCAGCAAAGTTTCCACTAGTGCCGTTCTCTTTGCGGCCAGCGATATGCCCGTATGAAACGCTGTTAGTTGATGCAGTAGTGCCACGACCACCAAAAATAATAGAGCCGCCAGTATCAACAGCCATATTGCTGTTCGACTGCAACGACAGAGTTCCTGTTTCTCCGGTAATGGCTTGGTTGGCACCTACGATACGCGCAATCGGAGTGCCTACGTTTCCGTTAGCCGTTCCGTCAAGAACATCTAATTTAAACCCCGGCGAACTCGTCCCGACTCCAAGATTAGTACCGTCAAATACTAGAGCCGTCCCACTCGTCGCCACCTTGCTGCCGTTCAGATACAGCACGCCGTTGGCGGTGCCGCCGGAGAGGACAGGGTTGTTGCTAAGAGTCAGCGAGGTGCAGGAGAGATTAGTGATGGTCGCGCTAGCCGCGCTCAGAGTCCCCACATAGTTCGTCGCATCGACAACATCCGTACCGTTGCTTACCAACACCATCTTTTTCCCGTTCGGGACAGAGACGCCAGTCTGACCAGAGACTTTGACCGTGACCTGACCGGACGAGGTGTTGTTGTAGATGAAATACAGTTTCTTGTTGGCAGGAACGATGAGGTTCGTGCTGGCTCCGCCCGTGCCAGTCAACTCGATGTACATGTTCCGGGCGACACCCGTCGCGCCGTTCGGGATCGTGATCGTGGTATCCGTACCCGTCGCAACCGCCTGAGTCACATAGCCAGAGATGGCCTGCTCGATTAGGGTTCCAAGATTGGTGTTAGTCGTGTTGCCCCACGTACCGGCCTGATCGTTGTTTCCGATCAGTTCAATGGCAAGGTTAGTCGAGTAAGTTGATGGCACGGGCTATACTCCTATCAAGTAGGGATTTCGGTCCAATTTGGCGTTTGCGGGGTGGAGATCTCAGTCCAATTCGGAGTCTGGTTAGTGTTAATAACAGCCCAGACGTTCACCGTTCCCACAGATACCGTTGCCGAAACCCCCGTTACTTCTACGTCAGTCATGGTTTATGCGATACGCAAAATGGCCGTGGTGGCTGAAGGCGCTGGGAATTGGATCGTGAAGTTACCCGCAGTAACCGTTTTATCCGAACCGAACGCCAGCACCGCCACAGCCTTGTTGCCCTGAGTCTCATTGTAGATCAACGCGCCATTCGCCGTCAGGGTAGCAGAGGGCCAAGTCACATCATCAAAATCCAACCAAGCGGTCGTACTCGTCGAAGTCGGCACCTGCGAGATAGTCAAAGTCTGCCCACCCGCCGTGTAGTTCGTACCAGAGGAGGAGACCTCATCCGAGGTAGTGTAAACCGTCGTTGACGAACTCAGCGTAGCCGATGAGGTATACAGGGCGATCTTAAATACGTCCGCAGCCGTCGAGGCGCGGATCACACCCACTCCAAAGTTGTGGACTCCATCAAGGATCTCGACCTTGAAACTCGTAGTGGCCCCTTGCGTAATAGCCATATCAATCTCCTAAAAGACTTGCGGCGTCAGTCCAGCCATTTTCAATCAGTTTGTTACGCAGGGTCATCCGCTCAGAGTCTTGGGCTTCCTGAAAATAATCCACCAAAACCCGTCGTAGTTCCGAACGGCTATTAATCCGTAGCAAGCGATTAACGGCGCGATCCGCCATTTCTTGGGCAGTAAATCCACGATTATCGGTCGTGAAAACCTCAACCTGCCCGATCTCAATACTTGCATCCATTACGTATTACCCACCATTGACCACAGTACGAGCCTGACCAGAACGGTACGCATCCTGACGCTCCAGACCATCGCCCAACCGCTTGAGCATTGCGAGGGATTCCTGATATTTCTGCTCGTAATACTGCATCATGTCAGCCTCGCCCTTGAGATAGGTATAAGCCTCACGCAGCGACCCATATAGCAATACCGACTCAAAGTGGTCACCCAACCACGAAGTCCCGGCTGTCACGATGGAAGTCGGGTAGGCATAGTAGTTAAGTTCGGTGCTGTAGTTCAGATCAGGCGTAGGCCCAAGGATAAAGGTCTCCTCATCCCACACTGCGTAGTACTGCGGCTTAGCCTCGTAGGTCGGGTCAGGGAACGACGCACGGATGAAGTTCACATCCTTGTTTAGCAGGTACTCGTACTCGTTCGTCACCGGGTCAATAACGGCCAAGGAAAACGTCGAGAGCCAATCATTCGGCATCGACAGGTACTGCGTACTTGCAGTGACATTACCAAGGACATTCTTACGTACGGTAGGAAGTTGAACCGTGTTGTAAATCCGCTCTTCCGCAAGTTGAACAAACGTAGGGATATTGGCTACGAAAGTTGATTCCGTAGACTCACAGTACTCTTGAATCAGCGTGGTAAGAGTGGCGTAATTCACGGATTAATCTTCCTTGCACTCCGAGAAGGTCGTACCCTTCGTAGCGGCACCCGCGCCCTGCATCTGCTTCTTGACGACGTACTTGTTGACATCCTTTTCAGGATACCCGTTGGTACCGGTCGAGTGGCTGTTAGGTTCCGGCTGCTTGTACTTGCCGATTGGGTTCATACTCCAATCGAAGAATTTAAAATCAGGCTTTCCCATGACACTTACCTCGGACCGCTGGACTTACGGACGGGACTGCGCTGGTTCATCACCTTTGCCATGTTGCGCCCGTACTTCTTCATTTCGCTGTTGGTTTTGCCACCAGCACGCATGTTCTTAACCCGACCCGGACCGTGAGCCTTGCTCGCCGGAAGAGCCGCGTGTTTTTCAAGTTTACTCATAGCCATCTCAAATCTCCTAGGTCGTACTGACCGTTACATTACCTACTTCAATAGCCGGTACAAGTGGGTTAGGGGTCAAAGCCGCATCAAACTGACTGGCCCCACCTACGGGGTTCCAGCCCCAGTAAATCATTCTACTACCACCTGCACCATCATTGCCCGGTTCGTAATAACTCAAATCTGGGCGCGGGTTACGTATCGCCTGCGGATCATCGACCGGGTAAAGCCCAAGTGACAATTGCGGTTGATCGGCTTCCCAGCACTCCGGGCAGACCAAGATATTCACGTTCTTGGTCTTGATTACAAGCGACTTTAACTGCTTGAGTTTGTACCGGAAACCACACCGGTCGCACTCCGAAATCGCGTGTTTGCCACTTGCAAACCGGTTAGGCATTAGTAGCCACCCAAAAACGATTCTCTCGGAACAAACCGTACCGCAGCCTTCTCACGGTCTTCGCCCGAAGCGAGATCCCAAGCCTCATCATACTGGGCCTTCAAAATCTGCATCCGAGGCAAGCCTTCCGGCAACTTCATCGAGAGGTAGTACGCCAGCCCCGCCACGAGACAGGGCAAGAAGCGAAACGGAACATCCTGCCCGTTGATACCCGTACCGGGGTCAAACATCCGCCGCAGGCGGGTATACACAAGCGTCCAAGTCGTGCTGTTGTCGGGCTTCGGCCAAACCGTGAACTGCGGGTAGACCACGACGTTATTTGAGTCTGTAGCCCCAGTACGACGATTGATCCAAATCTGAATCGGACGACCCGTCGCGTTCTTGTTCGGGATAGAAAGGTAGGTACTGGACGAAATGCGCGAGATGTTGATGTCTTGCTGATTGGTGCCGGTCCCAGTCCGAATCACATGGTCAAGCAAGTCCACCGTATCTACCGGCAGATCGTACGTCCCTTGGTTGTAGGTCAAGGTCTGCGTACCTTCTTCCAGCGTCCACAGATTAACGCCCCGGTTGGCCCAGTCCATCAAAAGCAAAGCAAGACTACGCCGAGCGGTACGGAAGTGATAACCCGTACGCAACTCAGACCCACAACGCTCAAACGCCTCTTCAATAATGATGTTGAGGTCAAGATTGAAGTCGGTTGTGTCCGTAGTCTTGGCAACCATTACATACCTCGCCGTCTATACGGCTTCACTTTTTCTTTGATACTTTTAGGCTGAGCGACGAATTGCTTGCCTTGCGCTTTACCTTTACGTTTGGCGGCACTGGTCCGGGCGTATTCAGCAGGACTGAGAGCCTTGATAGCAGCCTCCGGAAGGTATCTTTCACCCGTGTCAGAAGACCGTTTACCACTTTTTGTTCTCCATTTCTGCTGTGTCCAAGCCTTGAGGGACTGTTGAGGGGCTTTCATGACTTGTACCCGCCACCTGCGGCCTTATACCGTTTAGCCAACAACTGCGCCTTCCTCGCGCTCCACTGCCCTGCACCCGTACCCTGCGTAGCCGAAGCCTTGATCGACTCAAACAACTTCTTACGCATACCGGGCTTGGTGTAGTTACCCGCTTGGTTGACCTTGCTCTCGCCACCCTTGGAATACGTCTTAATAGGCCTCCCAGTCCCGATCACAGGCTTGTCATCCCCGCGCCGTTTGGCACGGGGGACTTTGTTTTTGGCGATAGCGCCCATGCCTCGGGACGGTAGCATTAGACGTACTTCCCTCGGGTTTTACCTTTCTTAGCGATACCGTCACCACGGTGAGAGGACTTCATTACGCCACCGCTACGAGCCGTTTGAATACCTCTGCGCCTTCTAGCGATATCTCGCTGTATCTGTTCATTAAACAGCCTATCCTGCCTTTGGAGCATATCTGCTGCTTCTTGGTCTTTCTTACGTTCTTCCTCAGCCTTACGTTTCTGTTCTTCAATTTTTTTCTTGTACGCCTCAAGCATTTTTTTCTGCTCTTGAGGAGAAAGGCTTTCAAAGTAAGACTTAGGCGATACAACACTCTCTTCAACGTCAGATTTATTAAGATCTGATCTATTGCGAAACCGCTTTTCCGGGCCTTTAGAACCTCGTGCGCGGGCTGCAAGTTCAGACGCATTTTCATCCGGCAGCATATTACGCGGTACTAAATCGTTCGTATCCCCACCTTCCGCAAACTTCTTAACTCGCGGCTTAGGTGGCGATGGCAGGCGGGGCTTCTTGATAGCAGATGCGCCAAAACGCGGCATCTTCTTCTTAAACATTCCTGCCGTGTATTTAGGAATACGATCCATTTTTAGCACTTGCCCCCGCCAGCCATCTTGACCATCTTGCCCTTGGTCTTGCCCTTGATCTCAATGCCGCCGCCACGAGCGTACTTATTCACGCCCTTCTTTTTCATGAACGACACTTCCTTCTTCATCATCGCCTTGGACTCTTTCATAGATCCTCCAGAACCAAATTTACGGCCTTTATCGGCCTCGACGTAATCACGACCCACAGATTGAGGTATACCAACGCGCTTGGCTGCTTTGGGGTCGTGAGCAACCATCGCCATCAAACGGTGTTGTTTTGCAGATTTACTAGGCATTATCGGAAGAAAATCTTGTCAGCAAGCCATGTGAGAAAACTGCCCGCAGTACCGGCAGCACTTAACAACAAAAAGAGCGTTTTGCGCCCTCCTTTGACTTCAGAAAGCGCCTTCTCAATATTCTGTATGGACTTCTTAATTTCGTCCATGTCACTAACAAGTTTATCCATATCGTCTTGCAGGTGCTTGATGTCGTTAGCGTGTGTAGCCAATTCGCGGGCAGTGTGTATCGGGTCCATAATTTACGCAACCTCCGAGTATTTTTCCCACTCAGGGCTGTCTACGGAAGCCAGCAAGTACATGCGCGCAAACTCCAACAATTCAGGGTTATCTCGAAAATGCCCTAAACCGCGATTGCAATGATTACAAAGAATCCCTCGTATTTCACCGGTTTTATGATCGTGATCTACTACAAGAGGTCCAGTATCCCCGCAAATTACGCACTCTTTAGTAGAATTTTTTAAGTCTATCAGTGCTGCATCTGAAATCACATTTCTAAATTGCCCGCGATTAATACCGTTTCTATATGTAGAACGGCACTTACGACACCAACTGTCAAACCCATTCCGCTTTTTATTATGCGGAGGAAAAAACTCCAGCGTAGCCGGTTTTTCAGTTTTACACCGCGTGCAGTTCAACAGTTCCATGCGCGTAACGACAACGCTTTTCGCGTAGACCGTCCTTTTTCATCTTTCATAGGGCCGGGCATTCCGGACATTCTGGCGCAAAACGACTTACGCCGTGCAGCATCCTTTTTAGTCTTTGGGTTTGGTGCAGGAGGCTTCAAACCCGGCTTACCGGGGTTCGCACGATTGTAGGAAGCACGGCCTTTGGCGTTCAACCCGCCCTTCGGATTCTTACCTTCAGCACGTTGCCAAGCAGGAGATTTAGCCATATCACACCTTATTTAAGGGCCAAGAAGTTCGGCGTAGTCAAAGCATTACTGGGCAGGCTCATCAACTTCGCCGACTCGGTTGGGGTCAGCGCAGAACCTCCCGTAGTT